CAGGCACTTCATAAGCCAGATTCTGGCCGATGCTGTAGCTGTTGATCGTGATGGTGGGGATCGTGTTGATGATCACGGTATCGCCCATGCCGGTGATGTCACCTTGCCAGTCGGTGTTGGCGATTTCGCCAAAAACGGTGGCGGCATAGAACTTCTGGGCCAGCTTGCCAGACCAGAGGGCGGGAATGAACGAACCCGAATAAGCGGTGCCGGAATAGGCAACTTGACCACCGGGGGTGTTGAAACCACCAGAGTTAATCGGATAGGCTGCTGCTGCGGTAATTGTAGACATGGCTACTTCCTTCTTCAGTTAAAAAACTTTTGATGAGTACCGCCATGCGTGGGTCGTTTAACGAATACGGCCTTCAGCTTGGGCGGCGTTGATTTCTGCTTCCATTTTCACCGCCTCTTCGTTTGTCAACCGGCCTTTGATCCACTCGTTGTAAAAATCCGAAACTTCCTGTGAGGAATAGATTCGTTTTTCTCCAGCCGAAGTAGTAGCAGGCGTCGAACGGGAGCGGGTCGGCGCTACTTGACTTTGAAGATTCGGCTGTCGCTGTTGCGTAGGAGGAGCAATCATGTTTCTGTACTGCTTGAAAATCGTAGCCGTTCTGGCTGCGTCAAATGCCTCATAAGCATTTGTCAATGCGTACTGGCGGGGTAGCCCATAAATGGGGTCAACCTCTGCCAACCATGACAGGAAACCTTGGTCTACGTTTAAGGTTTCCCAATCAGGAACTTGTGTAGACAGCGCGGACAGAAACCGATCTTTATCGGAAACACCTTGCCGTTCACTCACGTTCCCAAGCTTGCTCTTCAGTTCATTCACTTCCGAAAGCAACTGACTTTCTCGGTCGCGGAATCCCGCTACTTTCTGTTCAGTCGCACGGTCGATCAAATCCAACAGATCAGAACCAAATGCTTCTTTGTCTTGTTCAGTGATAAGAGTCTTGGCCGTACTCGGTTGTTCGTATGTTTGCTGTGCTTTGGCTGCGGCGTTCTCAGCGATTAGGGTCTGAACTTGGACATTCAGTTCCTTCATCTGCGAGTGCAAGCGTGGCACTTCTGCATCGTACATACCCTTGAGCGTAAGGTACTTGCGTTCCCACGTTTCTTCGGATACCGATTTTGGTTGCGGCTCTTGCGAGACATGCTGCTGCGGCGGATCAGCCGGGGGTTGAGGGTCTAAATTTGGAACAGTCTCCGTGTTATCGGTCTGTCCTGTCATTTGGGCTACAAACGCATCTGCGTCATCAACTTGTTGCTGAATAGCTCGTGGCAATGCCATATCTCTATCTCCTTCGCTCCGACTACGCTCTAGGACTCCGGCTTTACGGTCAGTCCAAGTTCGCTTACGGTCTGCTACTTGGTTAATGTTGCGGTGTCGCGCTCCGACTTAACGGTCTGCTTGTCACCTACGGGTTTTGGCGACCAGCGTTTCCGCTTGATCCACCATCTCAAGGATTTCCTTGAGTTCGAGGTTCCGGCCCTGGAGCCGGGACTTCATTTCTTCACCTGTTGCTTCGCCAAGTCTTTCGAGAGTCTCTTGACGCCGCGATTTCAAAAATTCTACCAAAGGTTGCATCTCTGGGGTGCGCATCAGTGCAAGGCACCGGGCAACCCTTTCGTCAATCCTTATTTGCACATTCCGTCCGTCTTTGCAGACATCTGAGCGTACTCTTTGCCGCCACGTTTGCCCATAGCGTCGATGTTGCCATCGTTGCCGCCAGCGCCTTGAGTGGCGGGGCCTTTGGACATACCGTCAGTTTTGGCTGACTCTTGTTTGTACTCAGCTGAACGCTTTTCCATTGGGTTGATTGCTTGCATGGGTTTTACTCCTTTGTGTGGATGATATACGAGAACTTACCGTTGTCAACTACCAATCCCGGCTGCTGGTGCAAAATTATTTGCTACCGGCGCACCGTTCTGGAGTTGTGCTCCTGGCCGCTGAACTGGAGGCGTACCCCCGGCAGCGGCTTGCCCGTTCTGCTGAGCCATCTGCGCTTGCTGCTGTTGCATCATCTGTGCTTCATTTGCCAGTCGCTGTTTAAGGATTTCAACAGG